GCGTAGTTACAGTGTGGAAGGAACTCAGCGTAGTATTGGAAATCATCTAAGACGCTAGGAAGGCAGACATTCAGACCTGCTGCAAGGGATTCTTTGACTGACGGGGTAGGGGGGACTATCGAATTCATTGTATACATTTTAGTTGCGCGGACGCATTTGCGCAAGCGTAAAACAGGAAATCCAGGCAAGTATTTTAATTGTTTGTAAGTGTTTGGCAGGTCACTACTTACGCTCGAGCCAGGCCCGCCCAATCCAGGGTTTAGACCCCTTTGGCGAGGGTTTAGGTGGGGTTTTGAACAGACCCCAAACTGTATGAAATCAAATATCTAACCTTTAACCTTTAGCGCATTTGTATTTGCCGCGCAGGTTCTGATTGTGATACTTGCCAACACTCTCAGCGTCAGCCATAGCATCAGCAACAGAGAAGGGGACATCGGCATAGGTATACACCTCGCCTTTGCTAGTTTCAATGCTTAGTTCGTTTTTGTTAGGAACATAAGCGAATTTTTCAATCCAACTTGAAATGAATTTTCCAGCCATCTTAAGTATACCTCCCTACTTGGGTGATGTTGCGTCGCACGAATGAGCGAGCGCGGTTATAGTCGTTGAAAGTCATTTTAGACTCTGAGCGACCTTGGGTGATTGTAGCAGTCCAAATAGACTTGCCACGAGTTTTGTTGATGCTAACTTTGTTAGCTTTGATTGGTTTTTTCTTAACGAGACCCTCCTGGGGGTTCGGTTTATTCGAGATACATAGTATAGCAAAGCCATGCCATGGTGTCAACCCTTTTTTCACATTTTTTGTGGACGGTTGAGAACTGAGCCATTAAAGCCCCTGAGGGTATTTTCAGGCTCATGTTTGAGCCATTGTGGTGGGGCACGAGGGGGGGTCTTGCTGGTTTCCATTCCAGGCATTATACACGCGCCCCCTGCTGGCTGTCAAGAACTTTCTTGAAAATCGTATAAACCCTTGTAAACACGCGACTTACGCTGGCGCGGGGCCCGCGCCCGCTGACCTTGTCAAGGATAAAATGGCGACGAATATCTACCAAGGATGGTAGTCGTCGTCTTCCATGCGTTCCATCATATTGAACACTCGGTCTTGGCAAGACTGGCACATACCCGAAATACTATATTCCTTTTTAGAAATATCATCGCGGAAGTCGCAGTCGCGGATTTGAGTGCTACCACAGGGGACACATTCCCCGTTGATGATAGAGTTCGCCGCTTGGGGGAACAGTTGGAAAACAGGTTTAGAGAGGTCGGGAGGTAGGGGCATTTTAGTATCCTTGGGTTGCGAGGTAAGCGTCGTGGGAACCGTAACGGCTGTCCGTTTCTTTTTCGTTACCCACCATACGGCGAGATTCACGATACATTTCCAAAAGGCGCATAGTTTGTTCGCACTGCCACCCGCCTGATGGAATTGTTTTGTGTGATTGGGCGAATGCCCGACCAATGGTGAGAGAGAGATTGTGTAAGTCTTCGATAGACTGAGGGACGGTAGCAGAGTTGTATGCCATGAGAGTATTTTAGCAGAGCGGGGGAGGATTGTCAAGCATTTTCTAGAAAATCCCTAGAATCCTTGCGTTGCGTTAAACGCCTTACGCTTGGAACCTCTGTGGTTGCCTAAGTGGTTCCCACATCGTTGGATTGGCAACATCCTACGGACTGAGCGGTAGTGTTCTAGGACTTTCGCAGCCTTAGCGTTACGCTTGTGGTTTGGAGAGGTGTAGAGAGTCTCGAAACGCTTTGCAACGAGAACGGAGTAGAGGTTGATTAGGTAATTCACAGTGAGTATTGTAACAGAGCGGAAGCCGTTTGTCAAGTAAAAACGGGAAAATTTAAGAGTTTCCAATCAAAATACCTTGCACCCAAGTATCGAAACGGTCAACGTCAAAGTTAGGGTTTGATTCTTTACAAACAGCGATGACCTCGTCCATGATGATGATGGTTTGGTCTTTGGTGGCGTTCAAAGCCACGATGATGTCGGCAGTCATTTGAGCCAACGCCTGGAAGTGTGAGCGAGTCATTTTCATACGCGTAGTATAGCACAGCGGAGAGGGTGCTGTCAAGAACTCTCTTGAAAATCGTATAAACCCTTGTAAACACGTGACTTACGTTCGACCCGGGGCCCGCTCAATCCAGGGTTTGGAGGCTATACAAGGGCGTTATTCGAACTTTTGAACGTAGTGCGTTACATTCTTAATCCAATGTTTATTTAAGCCGTTAGGGTCATTGCTTGCACCCACAGGGCAATACTTAGCACCTAGAAAAGATATAAACTCACCCTTGCTACCAGCCTTAACCCATCTATCATAGTTTTTCTGCACAGTAGCAGCGCACCAACCGGCTTGGCTGCGGTACGTGGGCTTTACGCGAGCGTGAAGAATACCATATTCCTTACCCTTGCCACCATTCTCAGCGTGCCTAATAGCAGCGACAATAGGCGCGAGCATATCTCTACACTCAGGGCGTATGTTCACCTCGATAGCATCCTGGAAGGCATCAGCGCAAGCCTTGCCATCTTTGGCTTCAATGGCTTGGTATGGTGATTGAAGTAGTAGTAGTGCGAGTACCAGCATATTAGCAAGGTGTGGTGTCTGCGCACTCATCTATTGCCTTATCCATTGCCTTATCCCCTTCGGGACAGTCGCAGTATACTTGACCGTCGATTAGACCGCCATCATAACATGCACCGCAGTTAGGGATATCGGTAGCCTCACAAGCCTCATTAGGCGAGTAAGAAGAATCGTAGTAGTTGATTGATTTCATTGCGTCAGTAAGTCTCCGTATGCGGCGCGTTCGGGGGGGAAGGTGTTTCCTATGCTATCATTATAATCTCGCGCAAGGGTACTGTCAAGTGTTTTCTTGAAAATCCCACCGGAAAATTTCGCGTTGTTGGGACTCCTACGGGGGGCGAAGCCGCCCCACTTCCTCCTGGAGGTACATCTCTATAAGAACAAAAAAAAATAAAATCCAAAAAAAATAAAATCCAAAAAAAATAAAATCCAAATCCAAAAAATAAAATCCAAAAAAAAATCCAAAAAAAATAAAATCCAAGGGACTCCTACTCAATTTCACGCCGCCTACAAAAATCAAATAAAATCCAAGGGACTCCTACCTAATTAAGGGTTATAACGGCACTACACATGCTTAGGGTACCTAGATAAAAGCATGTTCCTGTTTGTTTCATTTGTAAATTTTGTGAAGAGTATAAGCGTTTTAGTAACCGCGCTTTTAGGGTTAAAGTCTTCGCAAAAAAAATTAAAAGCTTGTCGCGATAAAAAATTAAAAAAGCAGTATGTTCAATCCCACAAATCTATAGCAGCTGTATATCCTATATTGCAATCGGTTATTCACAAGTTCAAAGAAGTTGACCGGGTCTCTGTATTTAAAAGCCATAATGGTAATGGGGTTCCGCGACCAGGAACACCCTCGTTTACTACCTGCCTTCAAGAAGTTACGACTCATCGAGCAGAACCGATTATTGAACGCTGGCAACAAATCCCCAGCGACCAAGAAATGATTGGGATAATTGGCGAGTTGATTGAGGAGAACTTGTGTGTTGTAGATATTCCTGAGGACCCAGCCGGTATCTTATCGGACTACTGTGTGGGGAGTGGGATTAAAGGTCTTCTCGCAGTTCCCATCGTGACCCTGGGTAGTGGATTTTTATTTTTAAATCTTTGTTCTACAACTGTCGAGGATTTATCGGAAGTTGACGGTGCTTTGTTTGAAGCTAAGTCTTGTGCAGCTAGAATAGCAAAGCTTTACACGCCCCCGGGGACCTAAATACTAGTAGGGTAAGAAGACCGAACAAAGCGACAGCCTCCTTCCCGGAGAATAATTATGGGTAAACAATTTAAAGCAAACGAAAAAAGGTTAGTACCTCCTAACCCTTCCAAGAGTGGAAGTATGAGGATGTTCGACCTTGATAACCCTGACATCGACTTGTTTAACATGGTCGATGACGAGTTGATTCGTATGTCAGGTTCTGAGCTTTATGTTTACAGATACATGGTTGATGAAAACTTTGATGACCTCTACGGAGAGAATCGCGTCAAAGCTATCAACCCCGAACCCGTCCTTGTTGAAGGTCACTATGACCCTAGAGCTTTTGAAGAGACCTTATCTGAGTTTGGTATTGAAATGACTAACGACCAGATGTTCACTTTTAATAAATCATATATTGAAGCCAAGCTCGGGCGTCCCTTGATTGCTGGCGACATCATTCAGCCGCGTTTCCAAAACGTCTACTATGATGTATACGAAGTCCAACAGGATTCGTTTGAGGTATACGGTGTGTATCATCTTGTAGCTTCAGCCAAAGTACTACGCGACAAACCACAGATTCTGGAAGATTCCGGTGGTCAGACGGAAGCGGACATTTACGACCCTAAGGAATTTAGTTAAGCCTAACTTCTTCTTATGCACTGTATATACATATAGGAACCTACACCGATGAGCCTACGAGAACTATTCTTACGACTATTTAAGCTGTCTCCAAGAGACAGCACCCGCCCCTTGTGGAAAAGGAACAACCAGGACATCTGGTGGTATGGAGCATCCATCCATGGCAACAACACCCCAGCGGGGACACCTCCTGCTGCGAGAAAGGTCTGGGATGATATTGTACAGATTGACCCTAACGCCCCACCTGAGTTTCGCCCGTTCTGGGTACTAAAGCTTGGGGGCGCTGCGCCTACCGAGAATTTCTATGATGAGATTCGTGAGCGCACCAAGGCAGGGTACAGGGTCATCTTTACTCGTAAAGATGGTGCTCCTTCTGATTTGGTCAATGATGTTCATGAAATGAACAAGAGAAATGCCTTGCCATGGGGAGTGGGTCTATGGAACGAACTTGAGTTCGGAGAACAAATTACGCCAAAACAGTTCTACGCTAAAATGAACAATGCTCACCTATCACAATACCTAGGAGCACTTTGGGCCGAGTATGGTGTTCGTATAACCCCTCCTGGCCTGTCCTCTTTTGCAAACACTATTACAGGTGGGTACGGGGAAGCGATTGCAAAAGAATTTGCCGACGTACCAAAGGAAGCAATGTTTATCAAGGTTCACAACTATGGGCACATTCAGCCAAAGTATTTAAAGCTGCTAGACCTAAAGTCGAAAGCACAGGAGGTCTGTGGATTCCCTGACGCGGAAGTAATCATCGAAGAGATTGCTAACGATTTCATCGGCCAATCGGGTATTCCTGCCAACAAGCCTGGAGTATATGATGAGCAAGGCGCAGATTACCACAGAGCGGTTTGGTACGCAGGTGCGCAATCTAAGACGCCGACGTGTCATTTTATGCTATTCCACGCAGGTCATCATTATAATGATATTAGCGACGAAGAGTATGGTCGTTTGCGGAGAATTGAGGCAAAAAGGGTCCGCAACTGGATGGCCGAACAGGCTAGTGCTGGTAGTTTAGAAGACCTGAACCTTGACGACCCTAGAGGTCGTGAGATTGACCTGGATACTTTTGACGTATGATTTTAGTTAAGCCTAACTAGGCGTATGTGGGGTAACTTTACCTCAGGTCCCGCCACCCTTCCTCTTATGAGGGTGTAACTGACCATGGATACGCTTCCTACGTTTAGAGGGCTTTTCTTTTTCTTCATCTACTGTAGTATCTCCCCCATCCCAACCAGCCGCATCTGCGGCAGCTAGGCTTCCTTGTCCGTAAACTTCTTCGTCCATTTTCCGGGGGTCTAAATGACCGCCTTCTGGCTCTTGGCACATCTTGGCGAGTTGGTAGATGTTCACATCTTGAAGCTGTCCGTCATTTTGCTTCTTTCTTTTTACCATACCACCGGAGAGCCAAGCTTTGTCCTTGGCTTTCAGTTTCCAGGCGTTGTTGAAGTCTAGCCCGAAAGCCCCTTTGGGGGCTCCCTGGATGACGCGGTCCTCTTCTAGTCTCTCTTTACCCATTGAGGAGGCTTTGCCTCTAGAAACGGCTCCGACGCGGCTCTCCATCTTACGTGCTTTGTCGAGCGCGATTGCAATAGCCTGATTGTGGGGATACCTCTCCCCCTTTAGCTTCTTTATGTTTAAAGAAACTACATTATCAGAGGTACCGGGCTTAAGAGGCATTAGCTTAACTTCTCAGCAGCCGCCATCCGGGTACCTAAATCCTGACCTGAGTCCTTTGCTACCATTTTAGCCGTACCTCTCTTAAGGGGTTTACCCGCCTGTGCACGTGCGCGAGCTTGGCGGATTGGTTTGGGGGTTGAAGACTCGGTTTTTGTGTCGTAAGGACCTCCAACCTGAACTGATGCTTTAGTTGCGCGGGGCGGTGAGTTAGTAGTGGAAAGGGACGCTTGTGGAGGTTGTTCAGAAGCAAGTTTTTTCGGGCTAGAAACTTCGTCTTCCTTTAGCTTCTTCCTAAGCTTAACCTTAGCTTCAAACAATCTATCGGATACCATAGGGTATACCTTAGGTTCAGGAGGAAGCACCATTCGCGCCTCGGTTAGTTTTCCTACTTTCTTCATAACTTTATATACTACGGCAGTAGTAAGTAACATATATAATTATGTAAACTTAAACTATGGCACCTATCCCAGCACCTTCCCCTACTACTCTTACTGGCTACTCTGCTCCGTACTCGGCTGCTGGTGGCGGTAATCAATTCCAGGCCAGTGGTCCTTGTTCAGGTATCGCATGGACTCACACTCAAGATTTATTTATTGGGTATGAGATAGTAACTATACCTCAGAGCGCAGGAACTTGGTTTCCTTCAACTACAGACGTAAGCGCGTTGAAACTTAGTGTGTGGGGGAATGCAGAAGATTCTTTAGATTTCTTCGCTACCAGCTCAGTGTCTGGCGCAAGTGGTTGTGCTACAGCAGCAGACGCAAGGCAAGCTCACATCTTAACTTTATCTTCTACTAACGCTGCTGTTGGTATGGGTACTGCGGGTTCAATTTACACCTTATCGGGAGGGTACGAAAGACGCTGGTCACGAACTGGCGACGCAGACAAGCACCAGGGGCGCAGTTACCAGAACATGCTATTTCCAATAGACGGATTACCCACAAACTGGAACAACAACAATACCTTATCAAATAACGTTGCAAGGCAAATTATTGCGCAAGTAGTAAACGGAGGTTTGAGATGGTCTGAGGATGGTATAGCGCCTCCTGAGATAGCAGCGGAATGGGACTTAATGAAGTTCAATTTAATGGACGTATAACCCATCCAAAGACAATAAAAAACCCAGAAGGCATGACACCTTCTGGGTTTAGTCTTTTTACGGGGACCAACCCAAAGAACAAATAATTAAATATTAACCAAATAACATAATGGATTCAGCTTCTTTTGCCTTGGGAATAGTCACAGTCAGTAACCCGTTCTCGAACGACACTTTAGCCTTTTTCGTATCATATTGCTCATCAACCTTAATAGAAAAATCCACATCTTTTTCGCTAATTCCATGGTGGAGTAGCATGTGGGCTTTCAAGGGTTCATTCTTTTTCGCACGAATGGTAAGCGAGTTCTTACCCCCGATAACCTGGACTTCTTTTTCCTTGTAACCCGCAAGAGCAAACTCAAACGATAGTGAGTTTTGGTCTTCCGACAGGTAGCAGTTGCTAACTGGGTATTTCGGCAATCTGCAAGTATCTTTCACTTGCGGTGGTTGAGGTTCATCGAACCCCCATTGTAACTCATTAAAGAGTTTGTCAAAATGTGTAAAGTAATGATTCATAATTTTTATACCTCCTTTCGGCAGGTTATAGAAGACTAATTATTTTTTGTGTTACGTCTTCCGTTTTATGGAGGGTTTTATTCACTCCATCGAGTTCAACAATCAGAGAGTACCCTGACTTGCTTAGTGCATCCTTATATAGAGTGGTCGCTTCCATCATTAGTTTGTTATGTTCGGCGGACCCCTCTTTAAGGTTCTTTTTAATTATAGTTTTATACGGCTTCAATTGAAGGTAGATTTTTTTAGAATCTACGAGATAGACTTTTTGTCCCTCCTTGAAGTTATTGAGGTTTCCGTGACGGAGTTTGTCGTTGTCAATACCTTTAACGCTAGATAACAACAGGCAAGTAATTAATAGAAGTTTATGAATCATATGAAAAAAAATGCTAAAATCGCGCTACTAGGAGAAAATTACTTTCCTCCGATGAATAACTCCCATATCTCTAACGCGAGGGGTCATGGGCTTCAAAAAGTGATGGGGACTATTATAAGCCACCAACCGTCTGTTATTTATATATGTCCAACGAGGGGCGTCAATATTAACGTCCTACCCCTCATTATGGTGAATGAAATACCATTTCGACTAGTTTTTCCGTCAAAATCTTTTTTCTCCACCCTTCACGAAGATGAAAAGTGTATTTTGGACGCAGCGTGTAGCAGAGCGGATAAGGTTATCATTTTATCAGAACGTAAATGTGACCCGTTAAAATGGTCAGAGGACTGGTTTAAAGCGAGTGAGAAGGCAGTCAACAACTCTGATTGGGTTTTGGTTGCTTCAAATAGCGTCGAAGTTACCGAAAGCTTTGGTGACCTGCTACAGAAATTTGAGGGGAACCTTACACCGGTTTTGGCAGTTGACTTTGGGGTGGAAGCTCAATATCAATAAACTTTGAGCCGTACTTCTGAATAAACGCTTTACGGTTAGCATCCCAATCTTCGTTCAAAGCGCCATCCCCTAAGGAGTGATGCAGTATAGGAAGAGGGATTACTTTATTTTTTCTTCCCTTAGCCTGAGCTTGGTATGTGTAGTAAATATCGTAGAAATCCCACTTACCAACAAAGTCTTTGGGCATCTTAGTACT